CCCACCCACCCCCCTCCGGGGTGAGAGATAAGAGAGACAGTTATGAATGTAGAGATAGGGCAGGCGGAAAAATGGAAGGTGGGCGGGCGAGTGCGCAACCTTCCTGAGCATTCATGGGTTCGGCACGGATCAGCGTGGGCCGACAAGATGGCTCTGCCACGTCAGGGCACCATCATCGAAGTGCCGATGGCGGCGCGCGATGCTGGCGAAGGCACGCTCTTGGTGGAATGGGACAGCCTTGGTGCCGCAAAAACGTCGCCGGATAATTGGCGCATGTGGATTCATTCCAGCTTTATCGCCCCAGTTGATGAGGTGTCAGCATGATCATTGATCAAATCGCCACCCTCCGAGGCAAGGTCAATCGCATGCGCCAAGGCGGAGCGCCAGAGAGCGCCATCCGCGCCGGTCTCATTGCTGAGGGATGGGCCACGGAAACCGTCACTGAGGCCATGTTGGCAGCGCCCATGACTCGGCCCGGAAGTGTGGAGCATGACACGTGAGCGCCTACAGATCCATCCAAGAGGTGCCGCTGTTCCGGTATGACTTGATCATGGCCGACCCGCCTTGGTCGTTCGATAACTGGTCGACGGCAGGAGAAGCGAAGAACGCCAAGGCGCAATACGACTGCACGCCGTTGGACTGGATTAAAGAGCTTAGGGTGGCGGATCTCGCTGCGCCTGACTGCCTTCTCTGGCTTTGGGCCACAAACCCGATGCTGCCGCAAGCGATCGAGGTCATGGTGGCATGGGGCTTCACCTTCAAAACCGCCGGTCACTGGTCCAAGAAAACGGTCAACGGCAAGCAGGCTTTCGGTACCGGGTACGTTTTGCGCTGCGCGGGCGAACCGTTCCTAATCGGGACCATCGGGCAGCCAAAATGCGCCCGCAATGTGCGCTCTGTCATTGAGGGCCCGGTACGCGAGCACTCCCGCAAGCCCGACGAGGCATTCGCCGCGGCTGAGGCGCTGATACCAAACGCTCGCCGGATCGAACTATTCAGCCGAGAATTGCGCGCAGGGTGGGACGTGATGGGCGACCAGATCGGGGTGATGGCATGAGCCGCGGTGTCTCCAGCATCTACCACCGCGCCCACGGCCCCGCCCCCACCGGGGTAGAGGCCAAGCAGCGCAATCACGACGCCTGCGCAGAGGCGTGGCACAAGCACGGGCTGGCGGTGATCGACCCGGAGCAGGTCCGCGACGACTGGACACGACAGGCAATCATTAACGAGGCCGATAGGCAATATGGCAAGAGGGGCAAGTGATCCACATGGCAAGCAAGAGCAGAAGGCGGACGAAACTGAAAAACGGCACCAACCCGAAGGCACAGCCGCGCGCGCTGGTCAGTTTGAACGCATCACCTTGGGACATGGGCGCAGATGGACCGGCCAACCGCGCACGGGAAAGCCGGGTGGAGGAGGGTGTAGACCCCGAGGTTGATCCTGACAACGGAGAGGTCAAGCATCGCAACCCTAACGGGGTCAAGCGCCGGGTGTTCTACGACATGCTCGACGTCTATCATCGCCGGGGCTGGATCACCAAGCGGGGCTTTAACGCTGCATCCGCACTGCGTGACGCATGGCAGCGCACAGAGCAAGGGCAGGGCAACGATTGGTCAAAGGAGCGGGTGGACAGCAGCCCCAAGCCGGATGCAGCGGTCGCTATTCAGATCGACCGCATGAGCGCCCTCATCGGCATCACACGCCATATCCCCGCCGAGGATCACCGCATATTGCTCACCGTTGCCTGTGAGGGCCAAGCGATAGGACGCCTGCGCCAGTATCGCGGCATGAACCACGACAAGGGCAGGCGGCATCTACATGATGCGCTTGAGCGATTGGCGAACAGGATATCTTGACGCATAAGTCTTATTCGCGTATAGACCATATTATCGCGCGGGCTTGCCACCAAAGCACCGCACCACAGCGCCTAGCCTCTCAGGTTCGGGCGCTTTTTCATTGGCGGGGGGGCCAGTAAGGAACGTCACTCATGGCACCCAAGAAGCTAGATGCCAGAGAGGCCCGCTTTGTTGCGGAATACCTCATTGATCTGGACCCAAAGCAAGCCGCACTGAGGGCTGGATACAGCGCCACCACAGCCGCCTCCAAGGCATACCAGTGGGTAAGCAATGGTAAGGTGAAGCTGCACGTCTTCGAGGCCGTGCAGGCTGCGCAGGCAAAGAGGGCACAGCGGACGGAAATCGACGCCGATTGGGTTCTACACCGACTCGCCGATGAGGCCACGGCAGACCTTGCCGATATCCTCGATGATGCAGGCGCAATCAGGCCGATCAAGGATTGGCCCTTGATCTGGCGTCAGGGTCTTGTCGCTGGTCTCGATGTGCAGGAGATCGAAGTTGAAGGCGTCAAGATGGGCCAGACGGTCAAGATCAAGCTGTCAGACCGGATCAAGCGCATTGAGCTGATCGGCAAACATGTGAACGTGCAGGCATTCCGTGAGCAGGTCCACAACACTGGAGCCATAGCACTCACGGTCAGCCCAGAGGACGCAGAACTGTGACCCATGGCAATCGCACAACTTACGCCCAAGCAGAGGGAGGCTAACCGGCTACTGGCAGGACCAGCGCGCAACGTCATGCTGCGCGGTGGCTCTCGATCGGGCAAAACCTTCCTGCTGATCCGGGCGCTGATCCAAAGGGCAATCAACTCCCCCGGATCGAGGCATGTGATATTTCGGTTTCGGTTCAATCACGCCAAGACCTCGGTTTGGTCTGATACGCTGCCAAAGGTCTTGAGCCTGTGTTTCCCGTCACTCCGGGTCAGGTTCGACAAGACAGACTTCTACATCGAGCTGCCGAACGACTCTGAAATCTGGATTGCTGGCCTAGACGACAAGGAACGTGTTGAGAAGATCCTTGGGCAAGAATACGCCACGCTCTATTTCAACGAGAGCAGTCAGATACCGTGGGGGTCTGTCGAGACGGCAATGTCGCGCCTGGCTCAAAAGTGCGAGCTGGCACCCGAGATAGCGCAGACCACCGGGCGACAGTACTTGTCGCTCAAGGCATACTTCGACTGCAACCCGCCCTCAAAGCTGCATTGGTCCTACCAGATGTTCCGGGCCAAGATGAAGCCGGGCACGAAAGAGGCGCTGGCAAAGCCCGAAGACTACGTGGAGATGCAAGTCAACCCGGCGGACAATGCCGATAACCTGCCGCCAGAGTACTTTGACGTTCTGGCGTCCATGTCAGCAGCCAAGCGCCTCCGGTTCGAGGCCGGTGAGTGGGCCAGCGACATCAATGGTGCGCTCTGGGCGCAGGAGGATCGGAAAGCCCCTGACGGCAAGGTTATGCCGGGCATTGACAGCCTGCGCGTTGCCAGCGCCCCAGAAATGCAGCGGATTGTGGTGTCGGTTGACCCGTCCGGCACGCGTGGCGATGGCGGCGGCGATGATATCGGGATCGTCGTGGCTGGCCTTGGCGTGGATGGTCAGGGCTACGTTCTGCACGATGGGACTTGCCAGATGTCGCCAGAAGGATGGGGCAGGCGCGCCGTTGATCTTTACCACAGGTTTGAGGCCGACCGGATCATCGGAGAGCGCAACTATGGTGGTGACATGGTGCGATTCACAGTCGCCACAGCAGACAGAACCGCCGCTTTTTCTGAGGTGGTCGCAAGCCGTGGCAAGGCGGTCAGGGCAGAACCGATCAGCGCCCTATACGAGCAGGGTAGAGTTCACCACGTCGGGGAGTTTCCCGATCTGGAGGATCAAATGTGCAACTTCACTGCTGCTGGCTTTATCGGTGAAGGATCGCCGGACAGAGCCGACGCGCTGGTATGGGCGCTCACTGATTTGATGCTCCTCGGACACAATTACAGCCTGACAGGTGCCCTCTGATGACAAAGACGCAAGACAAAATCCAGCCGATCAACGACGGGCTGCTGAATCTTGTGTCTGGCATGGGCACGGCGCGCGACAAGGGCGGGCAAGCGCATTACGCCAGTGTGGCGATGAGCCATATAGATATTTTGGAGGCTTACGAGGCGTCTTCGATGATCCAGCGGGCGATTGACATGCCCGCAGAGGATTCCTGCCGTGAGTGGCGCGAGTGGCAGGCCGAAGCGGTTGACATCAGCGCAATCGAGACCGAGGAAATGCGGCTCGGGCTCAAGGCAAAGGTTTTCGAGGCGAGACGCTTGGCGCGGCTTTATGGCGGCGCGGCTATTCTGATCGGCACTGGCGATGCAGACCCGTCGAAGCCGCTGGACCCTAAGCGCCTGACCATTGGCGGGCTGAAATACTTAACGGTGCTTTCGCGCGACGAAATGAGCGCGCGAGAGATTGAGCGAGACCCGCGCCAAGAAGGATTTGGTAAGCCCAAATTCTGGTCGGTCAAAACGGCAGAGGGTTTGCCGCTTGATATTCACCCCTCGCGGCTGGTGATTTTTCACGGCATTGCGCCGCTGGGGGACATTAAGAGCAAGACGACTGCGGACGGCTGGGGCCGGTCTGTTTTGCCGGGGATGCTGGATGCGCTGCGCCGCGTTGACGAGCTGGCCACCAATGTCAATTCGCTGACTTATGAGGCGAAGGTTGATGTGGTGAAGATCCCCGATCTCATGTCCAACCTGCAAAAGCGAGGGACGGCATACGAACAGGAGGTCTTGCGCCGGCTGACTCTAGCCGCGACCGCAAAGGGGATCAATGGCACGCTGATGCTGGACGCGCTGGAGGAATACGCCAGCAAATCCGCGAGCTTTGGGGGGTTGCCGGACATTCTGGATCGTTTCATGCAGCTTGCCAGTGCTGCCGTTGGCATCCCCATGACGCTGTATTTCATGATCAGCCCCGGCGGGCTGAACGCAACCGGCGCAAGTGACACGCGAGCCTACTACGACAAGGTGAAGGTCGAGCAGACCCTACGCATGCAGCCCGCTATGTCGGTTCTGGACGAGTGCGTGATCTGGTCTGCCTTGAACGAGCGTCCCGCCGATCTGCATTACACGTGGCGATCGCTTTGGCAGCCCACGGCGAAAGAGCGTGCAGATACGGGCAAGGTCGCCGCCGAGACAATGAAGATTGCCGCCGAAATGGGCGCTGTCTCTGAGGAAGCGGCGGGTAAGGCTTTGGTCAATGCCCTGACTGAAAGCGGCGCTTTCCCCGGCCTTGAGGGATACGCCGAGGAATTCCCGTTTGAGAGCGACGACAGCCTTGACACGGTCGAGCGTGGTCTGTTGCCAGACGGGCAAGAGGGCGATGCGTCACAGGTCGCAGATGCCGCGCCCCGCACACTCTATGTTCGACGTGACGTGCTGAATGCGGATGAGATTATTGCTTGGGCGAAGGGGCAGGGCTTCAAAACGACGCTGCCCGCTGACGACATGCACGTCACCGTTATGTTCAGCCGCACCCCTGTCGACTGGATGAAGATGGGTGAGACATGGCGGGAAAACCCTGAAATCGCCCCCGGTGGTGCGCGCCTGATGGAGCAATTCGGCGAGGCGCGCGTGTTGTTGTTCAATTCATCGGAGCTTTCATGGCGGCACGAGGAAATGAAGCGCCAAGGGGCGACTTGGGATCATCCCGAGTATCAACCGCACATCACGATTTCATACGATCCAGACGCACCGGATCTTGCGGACATCGAGCCTTACAAGGGCCGAATCCTTCTCGGGCCAGAGATATTCGAGGCCATCAACGAAAAGTGGCATGAGGGGGTAACGGAACAATGACCGACCGTCGCATTGCCGAGGATGGAGAGCAGATCGCCGCAGACGTAGCCATCGCCGATCAGGACCGCACGGGGCGCGTTGCCTTCACAGAGGTAATCGACGCCAGCGCACTGACCGGCGTCAAGCGTCACAAGGATGGCTATCTGGCTGGGCGGGTAAAGGCGGCGCGCACTGGCATTCAAATCTACACTGGCGACGAAATGGATTGGCCGGAAAAGGAGCGCGTTGCGGTCTATCGCCCGCTTGATGAGGTCATGCGCATGGACTCGCTGGCCAGTTACAAGGGCAAGCCGATCACTGACGGCCACCCCGGTGAACGCGTCACTGCGGACAATTGGGATTCCTTTGCTCGTGGCACCGTCATGGGCGTGCAGCGCGATGGGGAGGCGGTTCAGATCGACCTGACCGTTTCGGCCAAATCGCTTGTGGACAAGCTGGAATCGGGCACGGCGAGACAGCTATCGGCGGGGTATGTGGCCAAGATTGATCGCACTCCCGGCGTCACCGAGGATGGAACGCCATACGACGCAATTCAGCGTGATATCTATATCGACCATATTGCTGTCGTGCCCGCAGGGCGCGCTGGCGACGAGTTCCGCATTGGTGACGGTGCGGCCAAATGGGGCGCGGCCCCGATCTACCCCGAAAAGAGCAGGAAAAAGGAGACTGAAATGTCTGACGCTCTCAAGACGGTGGTGCTGGGTGACAAGGCCGCGCAAGTCGCGGTCGCTGACGCAGCCATCATCGAGCAGTTCAAGGCCGATCAGGCCAAGGCTGTAACCGACGCAGCCAAGATCCACGCCGACGCCATCGCGGCGAAGGACAAGGAGATCGCCACCAAGGACGCCAAGATCAAGGAGCTTGAGGGCAAAATTCTCAGCGACGAGGACAAGGCAAAGCTGGTCGCAGATCGCGTGGCCCTTGAGACCAAGGCCGCAAAAATCACCGATGAGGTGAAACCCACCGGCATGACTGACGCGGCGCTGCGCAAGGCCGTCGTGGTCGCCAAGCTGGGCGATGAAGCGGTCACTGGCAAGTCCGAGGCGTATATCGACGCGCGCTTTGACATCTTGGCCGAGGATGCAGCCAAGGCTGACCCGGTTGCGGATGCCATTTCGCGCGGCGTGGTATCGCATGACGGCATGACCGTGGCGGACAAGGCCTATGCCGAAAGCCTGATCAACCTGCAAACCGCATATCGCGGTGAGCCCGTGAAAAAGGAGGCCTGAGAATGGCTGTTCAATCGACCTACCTCGACAACATGGCTGCGGCCTATGTCGGGATGATCGCCAATGGCGAGCCGAACGTCCTTATCAGCCGTGAGGTTGAGACCACGGGCGGCATCGGCTTTGGCGTGCCTGTCATTCAGGGCACCGCGGACAAAGAGTGTGACGAGGTTGCCGCGTCCACCGATGCCGTGATTGGCATCACCGTTCGCGACCAGTCTGCGACAGCAGACACCTTTGCCGCCGGGGAATCGGCTTTGCTGATGCGCAAGGGCGTGATCTGGGTCACGGTGACGGATGCGGGCGGCGTTGCTGCTGGTGATCCCGTCTGGGTTCGCGTGTCTGACGGCACGTTCTCGAATGCCGACGCTGGCACCAATGGCTCGCTCCGGCTGGCCGGTTGCCGCTGGGAAACCAGCGCGGCCAATGGCGCTCTTGCCGCAATCCGCGTCGATCTCGACGTTCCGGCTGTGGCCGGTGCCAGCTAAGGAGGCTGACAAATGAACATGACCACAAAGCAGTTCAACGACGCAATGCAGGCGTCCTTGGGCTTCGCAGTCAAACAGACCAGCCACATCGAGGCCGAGGTCTATCGCTTCAAGTATCCCGAGCTGAATTACGCCGAGCTTGTGCCGGTCGATACCAGCGCGGGCGAGTTCTCGAAGTCCGTCACCTACTACTCGATGGACGGTGCGGGCAAGGCGGCTTGGCTCAACGGCAACGGCAAGGACTTCCCTGTCGTCGGCACGCAGATGAACCAGCATGAAACCGCTGTTCACTCCGCTGGCATTGGCTACGGCTATGGCTATGAGGAAGTCAATCAGGCTCGCCTGTTGGGCATTTCTTTGGATGGTGAGAAGGCACGCATTGCGCGCCGCGCCTATGAGGAAATGGTCTATGGCGTGGCGCTGAATGGGGATTCCGACAAGGGATTCGAGGGGCTTTATGCCTACACCGGCGTTCCTGCGGCCTCGGTCGCTGCGGACGGGACTGGCTCCGCGACCACTTGGGCAACCAAGTCACCGGATCAGATCATCCGTGACGTGAATGCGCTCCTGACTGGCATCGTGACTGCCACCAAGGAAACCGAGCTTGCCGATACGCTGATCCTGCCGACTGAGCGGTTCAACTACATCGCGTCTACCCGCCTGACCGACACGAACATGACCATTCTGGAATTTATCCAGCGTGCGAATGTCTATACGGCGCAGACAGGCCAGCCGTTGATGATCCGTGGCAAGCGTGGCCTGCTCACCAAGGGCGCAGGCAGCACGGCGCGCATGATCGCCTACCGTCGTGCTCCGGACGTGCTCAAGCTGCATATCCCAATGGTTCATCGGTTTTTCCCGGTGCAGATTGAGGGCTTCCAGTTCACCGTGCCTGGCATGTTCCGCCTTGGTGGTCTTGATGTGCGACTGCCCAAGGCCGTCAGCTACGGCGACGGAATCTAAGGGTGCTTTTCGAGGGGCGGCTCGCGCCGCCCCTTTCCAAAGCATCCCAGAGGAGTAGAGACCATGAAAATCACGAACACGACCAAGAGCGACTTGGGCCTTTCGCCTGATGTTGTGGTTCCGGCGGGCGGGTCGCTGGAGATTGAGAACGACGACTTGACGGCGCTCAAGGCATCCCCCGTCGTCAAGGCTTGGCTGGTGAGCGGCGATCTGGTCGAGGACGGCCCCGTAAAGGCCGCATCCAAGCCTAAGGCAAAGGCTGACTGATCATGTACGGCACCCTCGCGGATTGGACCACATACGCGGCCCTGCGCGGGCTGACGGTGCCCAACGAGGCAACCTCGACACAGGCGCTGGTGCGGGCGTCCGACTATATCCGCACACGCTATGTCATGCGCTTTCTGGCAGATTACGACGACACCGCGCCCGAGGTTGAGGAGGCGACTTATATCGCCGCTGCGTTTGAACTGACCACGCCGGGTTTCTGGGCCACGACCTTTACGCCGTCGCAGGTCAAGGTGCTGACCGGAGTGGGCAGCATCAAGTGGACGCCGGTCACGTCTGGCAAGGGTGATGCTGATGACATGCTGCCCACGTCCCCGGCGATTGAGGCGCTATTGGTGCCTCTGACCCGTTGGGGCATGCCAGCGGTTAGTGTGGTCTGATGGCCGAGAACTGGACGGCCATAGCCGCAGAGGTGGCGGCGGGCATCGCTGAGGTAGGCTTTTCCGCGACGATCACGCGCCCCGGAACGGGCGGGCCGCAATCACCCGAGGAGGTTGGCTTTGTGCCGGTCCCGTCGCCGGTCCCGTTTACCGTCACGGTGATAGACGACGGCATCAAAGATCGGTATGCTCCGGGGGGGTTGGTCACACGTCAAGCGCGGGTGCTGACCATCGCTGCAACGGGCGTGGTGCCGCAGAAGAAAGACGTGATCACGGTTCGCGGTGTGGACCATGTAATTCAGGTCATCATGCCGCTGGCGCCGGGCGGAGTGGATCTGCTCTATGAGGTCGAACTTGAATCCTAGCCCCTACCAAGCGTTTGCGATTGTCTGGCACGTCGAGCGTGGGGATCTGGCTTCGGCTCTTCTTGTGGCGTCATTGCCGCCAGAGTTTTTCGCCGCGGGCGATGCGCTGATGCGCGCCGCATGGATGGCTGGACAATCTAACAGGGGCTGACATGGGCCGCAAACCGACGCCGGACCAGCGCCGCCAAGTGGAGGCGCTGCTGAGAACCTATGACCCGCGCATTCGCAAGGCGTTCCAGGAGGCCATTCAGCGGGCGCGGGGCAGTGTCGACCAAGGCGCACTCATCGCCGCTCTAGACGCCCGCGACATTGAGCGTGCGGTGCAACTCTTGCGGCTCAATCAGGCGGCGCTTTTCCCGCTGACCGACGCGGTGCGCAGCGCCTATGTTGCCGGGGCCGATCTGGTGGCACCTATCCTGCCCGCGACGATAGCGGGCGTGTTCGCGTTCGACGGGCTGCATCCTCGGGCGCAGGCTTGGTTGGCAGAGCATAGCGCTACGCTGGTGCAGGGGATCGTAGAGGACAGCCTGAACGCCACGCGCAAGGCACTGGTGGCGGGGTTGCAGGAAAACCGGGGCACGCGAGCCGTTGCGCGTGAGATCACCGGGCAGATGATTGGCGGGCAGCGTCGTGGCGGCATTCTAGGGCTGACCGCAGAGCAGACAGACTATGCCATAAGCGCCCGGTCGGAGCTAACCAATCTCGATGGGAACTACTTTACCCGCAAGCTGAGGGACAAGAGGTTTGACGCGAAGGTCAGGCGGGCGATGAAGAGCGGCAAGGCTCTGACGCAGGCCGAGATTGACCAGATAACGGGACGCTATAAGGACCGCATGCTTGCCCATCGGGGGCGGCTGATCGCGCAGAACGAGACCTTCACGGCTCAGGCGGCGGGGCGCTCTGAGGCCATGCGCCAGGTGCGCGACCGGGCCGATGTAGAGGCCGTGACGAAGCGCTGGCAGAAAAGCCCACAAGAGAACAACAGGCCAGATCACAGCGCCATGGATGGCACCGTGATCGACTTTGACGAGGATTTCGTTTTTGCCGATGCCAGCATGTCACACCCGCACGATCAGCGTGGCGGGGCCAAGCATTCGGCGTTCTGCAAGTGCATTGCGGTTTACCGGGTCAGGTTGAGGCGGGACTGATGGTCAAGACTTTTGCGGCGCAACTCAAGGATATCGAGGCGCTGTTGACCAAGGAAATGCAGTTTGTCGCCTCGGAATCGGTGCAGGACGTCATGGAGGGGGCGCAGACCCCGCAGCAGGGCATCACCGCTGGCGGATCGGGCTTTGTTGAAGGCAAGATTCCAGTGGCCGAGGCCGAGCTGATCAACAGCCTCGAGGTTGATGGAGCGTCGGGCAAGGACGCCTATGTCGTGGCCATTGCGGGGATGGAAATCGGCGGCGTGCAGCGGTTCACATGGACTGCGCCGCACGCCATGCCGATGGAGGTTGGCTTCACCGCAGAGAACGGAACGCAGGTGCCGGGGCGCTTCTTTGTCAGCCGGAACGCGGAACGGTTCAGCGAGTTTGTTGAAAAGAACGTCAAGAGGTTGCGCCGATGATCAGGGAATCCGATATCTCGATCGCTCTTGGCGCTCACCTTGGCGATATGTTCCCCTTGCCGCCGATTGCATGGCCGAACCACAAGATAACGCCTGCCATGCCCTACCTCTTTCCGCAGGTAGTGCGGGGCAGCCGAACAGACCCGACCGTTGCCGGTGATTTTGCTATCAGCAACGGGCAATATCTTGTGACGGTGGTCTCGGAACTGGATGAATTCACCGTTGCGGCGGAAAGGCTGGCCGACGATGTGGCGGAACACTTCCCGATGGGCTTGCGGCTGGCCGTGACCGGCGGCGAGATCACAATCATGCAACCGCCCGAGGTTTTGCAAGGCTTTCCCGACGCTGTGTCGTGGCGGATTCCGGTGCGGATCACATACCGGGCGCTGAAGGAGTCTTGACCATGGCAAAGAACCGGACCGCCAAGTTGGCGGA